GACCCATACCTTCGAGCAACTCCTCGCGGGCTTCAGGCGAGATGCGGATCTTGTGGTAAGCAGGGGCAGCGAATTCCTCTAAATCCTCGAACATCACTGGTTCTATCTCCACACCCTTGACACGAGATAATGGTGCGATACCATAGTTAACCACTTCCTGATCATAAATTGAGGCATAAGGTGCCGCATCAGTATTACGAGCAAAACCAATCGTGCGGGCGGTTGGCATGTATACAGTGTCGTGACCCTGTTCGAGTGCATGCTGAATCGCCGCCTTGAACGCGGTCGCGTGCGGCTGATGCAAAACGCCCGATGCACCTGCACGCTTCGCGGCATCCGATTGCAGCTCCTCAATCACGAAAGCATTGGGGTCTACTGGAATCTCGTGCGCCATCTTGCCGCCACCAGTGCGGACGAATTCGTCAGTGAACACCGGCACTCTCAACGCTGGTGGATTACTGGTGCCGCGAAAATGAGCGACCAGATTCTCTTCAGACTCGGGAAAATGGCGATACCCAACGGGCGCATCAGGATGTGCGACGCCCTTCTCGACGTAGCCTTCCATGTACGACCCGCCATCCCTCGGATTAATCAGGCGCTGAAAATCACCATACGAATATTGATCAGGCTCGGCCAAGTCATCATAATTCGTGCGCAGATATTCGAGGTTGTCGTCCACCATCTGCGTGTTAAACTCGTCGTAATAATTCTGCAGGATGTCCTTGTTGAGCGTATTGTCTTTTTCAAGCACACCACGCTGATAGAGCAGATCCTTGGTATCCGGCGACATTTGTTTTATCGCTTCTTTAACTCTAGCTTGATCCCAGCTAAAACTGAAAAGTTCGTCTAGTAACGATGCATCTCTCGGATGGCTGGTTAGATCCATATATTCGGCAAACTTCTCAAAAATATCCGGATCTTCATCCACCATCCGCTGAGCCTCGATCTCCAAATGAGCGATCGGATCCTCCGCCGCACCCTTGAGATCGACGAGGTTGTATTTTGATGGTGTGAACGAATCTTCGACGAATTGCTTAGTCACCACTTGATTCTGGTCCATCGCCTTCAGACCAGCGAGTGCGCCCTCTTTGCCTTCCTTGGTCAGGCCCTTCATGCCATTGATCTGCTTTACGAAGTCGCCGACTTTCTGCTTCTCTGGACCTTTAAGCGCCTTGCCCAGCACCGACGGGCGCAGGTTTAGGTTACCGACGGGTTTTACCACCATGCCGATCGGTATATTCTTGGTGGCGCGGACCAGCGGACCTGCAGCGGGGGCTAAATTAAGCGCACCCTCAGCCGCGCCCTTGGTGTCCTTGCTAAGCTGGCGAGCGGTGCCGGTGCCATAAGTGAGTGGTGAGCCATAATTGATGTTCTCAATGGTGCGCGTGAGCGCCGGTATCTGCATCAGATCCGAGATGATGGCAGCAGGTGGGTTCTCGTAGCCAAAAGGCTTTCGTGCGAATTCGTCCACCGACTGCAGCGCCCGACCGGTGGCACCAAGCAGCGGATATTTTTCCTCACGAGCACTAAACTCGGGGCCAGTGCTCGATGTTTTGCCGCGACCGAAATACTTGTCACGCAGCGCATTCGTCGGATCATTTGAAGGCATGGCTACACCGCGTACGGGTTAATCCTCGGCCTGACGTCATCTGCATAGTCGTCGTCGGCGGGAGGTGGATCAATGTTGATTAGGCCCATGTCACGCAGCAAGCGTAGCGCCTGCGACGTGGTATCTATTAAATCATCCCTTTCGCTCTCTGGGAAGGAGCAGATCTGCGAAACTAGGCGCTCGGCCCAATCCCGAGGCTGGCCACGCTTCAGTGTCGATTCGGGGATGTAAACCCGGCCACGCTCAATGATGTTGGCGATCAGAGCCAAGCGCTGGGTCTTGTCCGCTCTCCCCGGGTTGTACCCGCGAACGGGTAGTCCGGAGCGCTGCAGGTCTTGGATCAGCGACAGACCCGACGCCTTCTCCTCGATGAGCACCTGATCCACCCGCTTGCCCGGGTCGCCGTATATCGACTCGTACTCATCGATCATTTTGCGCTTGAGGTCCGGGTAAATCATGAACTCTTCCCAGCAGTCGATCAGCATGACCGACATGGGCTTGTCTTCAGACGGACGAAATACGCCCCAGACTGAGCACGCGGTGGGGTCATTGATCGTCTTGTCGGTGTAGGCAGGGTCGTACGACTGCAAAACGTAGATGAACTCGGGGAACTCGCGGTCAGCGGGCCATAGGCGGAACCAATCGCGCTTGACGATGCCATAGTCTTCAGGATCGATAAGCTCGGCGTACAGTTCCTGCCGCCCGAGGCGCGTACCCTCGTACTCCGAAATGATCTCGTCGCGAAATGTCGGGGCCAGATTGCCGAAGTTCTCATGCGTCGTGCCGGTGGTCACCAGCGTGCGGGCGTCGTCCACTAACTTGCGGATGATGGGGATGGGCTTCGGGGTCGTAGTAACGCAGCCACGTGGCTTTTGCCCGAGTCGCAGACCGAACATGAGGTTCGACCACACCGCGTCTGGATTCTTGTACTTTGCAAGCTCGTCGCACCAGAAGAGGTCGTGCTGCGGACCCCGGAGGGCTTCAGGGTCGACATCAGAATATATGGTGGCAATCGCGCCATTTGGCCACTCCAGTCGGCGTTTCGAGGGTACGAAATTCGGCTTCATCATCGGATGCGAAATGGCCAGGATTCCAGACTCACCCTCGACCATAACGTCACGGGCGTCACCTGCATCCTCGGCGATCAGCGCGATGCGACCGGCCAGACCATTTTCGACGTGATAACGGACGAACTCGGCACCACAGCGGGTTTTGCCCCAGCCACGGCCAGCGAGGATCATCCAGATGGTCCACCAATCATGCTCGACCGGTACCCGCTGGTTGCCCCTTGCCCATGTGTGCCAGTCGTAGAACAGTTCAAGCGCCTCGGCGTCGGTGAGTTCAGACACGAACTCATCCATGTTCGAGGGGTCAATTATCGTCTGAACTTTCTGCTTTGGCTTTCGCCTTGAGACGTTCGGTGAGCCGGTCACGCAATCCCTCTATGTTTACGTTGGTCTCAACCGAACCGGAGTGGTTCATGTTGATGTCCTGCTTGCGGAATTTAGCATCATACCCCATGAGGGTAAATTGCAAAAGCGTATCCGAGAATCTTTTGACCGTTTCGCCGGTCTTCAAGCCCTGATGGACCAGCGGCTCGTCGTGGCCGATGGCGGCTCGCCGGTAGGCTTCCTCGCGCAGCGATTCGACCATTTCGGCTTGAACCGAGTCAACCAGACTGCTAAATGTGGGGTAGATTTCGCGCCACTTGATGATCGTCATGGCGGAGACGCCGACCTTGCGGTACCCGGCACTCAATGAAAAACGACGCTCACCCTTGTCATTGGCACCCCGATACTCCGACAAAATCTGGAGCATCAACCATGCGCGGGTCTCCTCGCGCTTCTTCAAAATGCCTTCGGCCTTGACCGTCGGGTCAATGCAAGCGAGCGAATTGGGGAGATGAGATGACGAACCTTCGTCTAAACGTGCGCGTCCAGCCACGATGTCGGCGTACAGATCTGCCAGTCTAACCCCGGCTCGCTCTTCGTGATAGGCGACAGTTTCGGCACCCAACTCGTCGAATGTGATGAGTTCATATTTAGCCATGGAGCGAATTAAACCACCACCATCGGATATTGTCAATTATCTAATAATATGGATCAGGTCTGTATACACCAGCTGGAACAATCATTCACGTCGTTTATAATGCTGCGGTGCAACAATTCACGTCGTTTATAGACCTTAACACTTTGATAACGATTTTGTATCCGTTGTATCCGTATTATCAGTTTACTAACGGATACAAGAAGTTAGTGACCGCTAACTCCGAGCGCGAATTCCCACGCGGGTGCGGAAGAACCCAGAATTCTTTGTATCCGTTGTATATACCGTTCTGTCGTCTAGCGATATTTCTGTCGCAGCCTTGCGACAGGACAATACCCCCATGCGCGTGTGTAACAGCGGATACAGATCGCCTTCTTTTCGACTGGGAGAGGGTGTTCCATGAGGTGTTCCATGAGGGGGTTCTGAACCGGATACAACGGATACAGACCCTGTTGAAGCTTTGCTGCGCCGCACCAAGACCTACGATACGGACTCCCCGGGCGGGAGTGATTGCATTCTACCTCGCTCTCAGCAGCGCGTCAATGATGTCCAGATCATTCGCCTTTTGCAGATCTACCACCACTGCCGACGTCCTGAATTCCGTCACGTTCAGCCCTTCAAACAGCGCCAGCGCTTGGCGGGCCGGGAACACGTAGGCGAAGTCGTGCACTCTAACAATGATCCACGACCGGGTGCCGAAGTCCCGGTGGGTCCAGTGCCAGTTGGCTTGCCACGCGGTGTAGTGCGGCACCTTTACCATGGTCTTGGCCGATCTCGGAAAATCCGGCAGCACCTTGAGTTCGATCCACCCGTGTAGTTGTGGCGAGACGCCGAAGTAGACATCCGGCATCCCTTGCAGTATTTTGTTCTCGACTCGGTCCGCCCTCCACCGACCGGTCATAATACCGGACAGCTTGTCCCACAACGCTTGCTCTGGTTTCCTCATACCCACGGGAGCCTCTCCTTGGTACTTTCCTTGCGTTTGAATGATTGGGTAGCTAAATTAGTAGCTGGTAGCTATCCAGAAGCGCTTTTCGGGCCTCTTCTGGCGTTGAACCCGCTTTCATGGGCGATTGTTTGTCACCTTGATAATCCACAAAGTAAGCCAGATGCGAACATCCGTCTTCACCCGGCACGATTTTAACATCTAGACCGGACGTCATTTCGATCGCCTCGCAGTCCGGGCATTGCAAAAGGGAACCGTCCGAGGACGATGGGTCCCCGACCCGCTGGACCTCCTCATCCCAGCAGATCGAGCCGCATTCGAGGCATCGTGAGAATTCAAACTTATGCATTTTGCGCCTCGTCCCGGTCAGATGCTGAAAAAGCCCTTTTGGGCAAACCAGCCGAGGTACGTCCCGGTCTTGGCACGGGCGGACCATGCAGACAGGTTAAATACCACGGTGTATCGGTTCACGGTTGGCACGTGGGTCACGATGAAGTCCACCGGCACGTCGGTTCCGTTCCATGTATTGAATTTCGCGGACAGTTCGTCGCCGATTTTCTCTGCACGGTCATATTCGGCGTAGGTACGGACGCCTTGCTTGTTCTCGGTCAGGCGCTGGATGATTTGGGCGGTAACGTTCATGGTAATTCTCCTCTATCGTCTATTAGGCGGTGGCTTTGGATTCTTCGATGAATGCTCGGGCTTGCTGGATGCGGCGCTCGAGGCCCCACATGGCGAGCCAGAGGTCGGAGCGCTTGACTGCCTTCTCTGTGCACATTTTGTACAGCATGATTTGGTATTCGCCATCGAATCCGCACTGTGGCAGATTGAGTGTGCCCACGGTCTCGGCGATCGTCGCGCTCAGACGGAGGTACTCGGCCACCAAGCCATTCGGGTTGAATGCGTGGAATTGTGCCCTCTGGCGGTTGGACCAGCTGGGCTTGGTGCAGGTCGCGATTTCGGTCACTGTCTTGAGCTTGGCCATTTTGCTTCTCCTCTATCGTCTATCCGGTGAAATCCACCGTGAGACAAATTATACCACCCGTGGCATAGGCTGTCAAGTATTTTTCGAATTCCAGCGCCAGAAGACCAAAACCATTAACAGGATGATAACACCGGTCGTGATCAGACCCCCGGCCAGCGCGAGGGTGAGCACGGTCATCACGTGGAGGCTCATGCGTCTTCTCGGATCTTCCGGCTGCGCTTCGGCTTCGGTGTGGCCTCAGTATCTGCCGGGGATTCCGTGGCCTCGGGAACTACCTCGACGGACTCGGGAGACACATCCTCCGGCGTCTTGACTTGTGGGTTCACTGGATGCTCAATAATCTGAATAGCCACCCCTGCTTTGCAGACACCGGGCCACTTGCAGCGGTCGGTACAAGCGTTGGCGGGGTTGTAAATCGCTGCTTTACAGTTCTGCATTTTGCACTCCTTATTGGCGTTGAGCGGGGATTCGCTCGAGGATCGCGGCGGCGATTCGGGTGAGGTCCATTTCGTCGGACCACTCGGATACCATGCGGGCACACGCTTCCCGTTCCATCACGACTGCGGTCCTCGACGCTTCGATCGCCATTGCCATGATCTCGGCTTTGGCGATAACCAGCGCCTCGTCGAATTCCTTCTGTGTGAACAGCGTGGATTGTGTACCTTTCGCTAAAAACGCCTTTTGAAAGTCCGACATTTCGCTCATCCAAATATCTCCTTAAGTTCCTCGTAGATCCTGCGGGCCTCGGCCAGCGGCAGCGCTTGAACGTCGATTAAACCGACGACCGGTTGGACTGGTTCCTCGGATTTTACCACATCGAGTGTGCTTACCGAAGGTGCGTTATAGGCTGCATACGGCAAGATCTCGAATTCGGCGGTCGTCACCGCGTATTCGAACACCGTTTTGCGACCGACACCCCGGTAGGGCTTGTGCAGGACCGGTCGATGCTTCATCATCCCACGCATCACCATATCACGCAGCTCAGTCCGAACGTGGGTGATTTTTTCGTTCAGCGCGGTCGCGATTTCGCGTGAAGTCTTATTCGGATGATCCCGCAGCCAGTTCCAGATCCGACGCTTGATCGGCACTTTTATTCCAGCTTCCTTCAGTGCGGTTTTGATGATGTTCATGTGTTCTTCTCCTTTAGCTTGGCTTCGACAGCGTACATAAGCGAAACAGGACTGTGGTAATACTGTTTGCCAAGTGCAAGTGCCTCGTCCTCCGTCAGTCCCACCCACGGACGTTTACAGTACGTCACGACAAGCTTGCGAACGATTAACCCAAAGATGACGCCGCAGCCGACATAGACCATGTCCATCAAGAATTGGTTATCCATCTCCCAACTCCAAGAGAGTCTTCTCGCACCGCTTCAAGTACCACAGTGCATCGGCTCCGTCTGCCACAGAAGCGGCGAAGTATTCGTTCCCGTCTTTGTCCATGCCAGCAATGACAACGCGCTCTAGCTTACCGATAGCGCCCTTCAGCACTACGTCAGGATCAATGTCCAGCCGAGTAATGCCGCCGAATGGGATTACGTTGTCAGTCATTCCTGCCCCCTTGCGCGGATAGCATCTATTGCTTTTCCACATCCGTTTTGTCCATATAAAGCATGACTTACAGCATTTACACACGCTTCACGCTCTTCATTAATTAATTGCTTGACGTACTGTTCTAATTCTTGCCATGCCTCATGAGCATAAAGGGTATCTGAGTTGCGGTACTCAAAAGCAATCTTATGCAATTCATTCACGGCGCACCCCTCTCGCGGATAGTGAAGGCACATGCTTGCGTCCAGCCAATCTCATTGTGGTCAACCTTGCCGGTTGCATACTCGGCAGCGACCGCCTCATCACACACCTTCGCACACGCCTCGCGTTCCATTTCTACCTCTACTTTGATCGCCCTATCGACAACACTAAGGATAGAACTGCTCAGTGCTTTGCGAATCATCGATAGCGTGTCGTTAATCATCTCATCGTAGACACCCGGATCAGTTTTCTTAATGATCTCCAACGTCATCTTTGCCTCTTCCAGTGCCTCACTGTCCGCTATCACAGCCGAATATATGTAATCTATATTTGGCATTACTTCTGCTTTATCCTCATCCACTGTTCTTCTCCTTGTGATTATTGATCTGCGTTATACCCTGCGGTGCTGACGGGTACATTTGCTGCCGCTGATCAATCGTCATGTCGTAACCAAACCGCATAGCGTTGATCAACTGTGGCGTCATCGCGGTGAACTGCTTAGGGTTTGGCTCGTCTGGGCAGATCGTGATTGTGTAAGGTAACTTAGCCATGCTTAATCCTTTCCAAAACCGCTAACGTAAGGAATTCCTAGCGCATCGTCACGCTCACGCAATGCCTGTCGGTATTCGTCTAACAGCGCGTGTCCATCGTTCCAAGTGCCAGTAGGGTCAAGCAAAGCACACTCCAGCATTACCGCCAACCTGTGCGCAAAACGATCTCCGATGTCGTCCATCTCACACCTCCACTCGCTCTCGAATATCTACGATACGATCTTGAAGGCCAATAACGTGATTATTGAGCGAACGTATCTGACTCACTAACGCTGATGTACCTCCCAAGTCCCTCGTAACTCTGTTTAACTCTTTTGGTGCTGGTGGAATCTCTTGCAAGATAGGCGTAAGTCGTGACTCAAGTTGAATAATGTGGTCTTGCAACATGGCAAGGTTTTTATCAAGCTGATTCATTGCTGCAACAACCGGCGGTTCTTGTCTCTGCTCCCCCATGTTCCCACCAGCAATAGCCCCTTTAATTTGATGCTGTTCCATAGCGTAAGCCTCCTGTTTTTGTCTAAGTAACAACTGGTCATATTCATTCATTGACATACTCATGGCGCACCTCACAAATCTGGGTCAATCCAGAACCCTGCACCAAAAATTAGCGGTATCGGGTCATATTCGTCACCTTCGGCCTCTTGAATCTCTTTTTGCAAATTCATACATTTCTCATGCAAATCCATCACTAAGGCGTAGACTTTTTGGCCTTCTTCTTGGTATTGGTTGTGCAGTTTCTTTAATTCGTTGATTTCTTTTGGTGTCATGGCGCACCTCTTTCCCTAATCCTCAGTGCTGCCACCCTGTAATAGTTTGACAACTTATCCTCTGCTGCCATCTCATCTAAGACCTTCGCACAGGCTTCACGCTCATCCTCTACGGCGCGTTGCACTAGGACTTTGACGTAACCCTCAATCGCCTGTAGCACAGCCTTCGCCGTGTCATCCACAGCCACATCAGGATTAACCCAAACACCGTCGCGAGTGATGCGCATGACTTCTGTGCCATATTTCTCGCCCGTACTAAACCCCGTACCGAAGAAAGTAATCTTGTCAGCCGGTAAGAGTTTTACAATCTTGTTTTCTTGGCTCATTAGTTTCCCCTTTCGCGGATAGCTGCGGCTGCTTCCAGATAAGTCTTTGCATTGAACGCAATGACAGCACACGCCTCGCGCTCCGCTGCTGCGACTAGGTTGGCAAAGCGTTCAAGCGGTTCAATTGGTGGGCAAGACACAATCCTTGAACTACCATCAGGTGCAATACTTACTGTTTGCTCCAGCCCAGCCTCTCGCGCCATGCGGATAATGTCATCTCTGTTCATTTAAGTCTCTCGTAATACACATACGGATTCTTTGGATTGCTTTTATATATGCTTTCACTCTTGCGGTCCAGACAGCTTTTGCAGATCCAGCGACGGCTCTTGGTGGACACCCGCACGATACCGCCTTCAAGCTTTCGCACCGCCTGACATGACGTGCAGAATTTTACCTTTTCCGCGTCAGAAACGCCCATAAGTACACTCCAGTGTGAATGATCCCGACTGCATAGGTCAGAAATTCGTATTTATTCATCGCCGAGCTTAATCACGTCGATCGGCGTGTCCGGATACATACGTCCGTGCGTTTCGATCATTAAGATCATCTGTTCAAGTTCGCCCCGGGTATAAAACCCGGCTTCAAGCGTCACGCCATTGCCGCTGTACATTTTGCAGCCGAGGACGCTCGGGTTCGATTCGTGGTTCATTGTTCATCTCCTCGCACCAGTAGCCGTGCCAATCAATCAGCGCGGGCTTACCACTGGGGCATAATAAGGGGTTGGGATCGGGCTTCGGGTTGTGGCCGTCGTGGAATCCGACGTTCCATATGTACACCAACGCGCAGAGGGTGAGTATCAGTTTCATCACTGACCCTTAGTCAGGTAGAAAGTAACTTCCGCACAGCATTGCGCACTCGCATGGTAGCGACGCCGCCGTTCGGGGCAGATAGATACAGGTCATGCGGCAGATCGAACTTGTCGCACAACTCAGGCAAAGACAGATCCGGAATGTCGATCTCGGGTTTTGCATTTCGCTCTATCTTCTCTTTAACTACTTTTGCTTTGCCGACGATCTCACCGGCTAGGACCGTCACCCCGGATTCGGTCACGTATTCGTGCCGATTCACCCGGGCATACTCACCTTTTACCCACCACGGCACATAATCAGGTCCCGAGATCGGGGCGTGGGCGTCGAGCGCCGCTTGGACCTCAAGCATTCCCATATACGATCGCCTCCAACGCTTTGAACAGGTCATAATCGTCGCATTCGACGCCCATCGGCTGCTCGAATGACGCTTGCAGCCCGAACTCCGACCGAACCGCCCAGAAGCGGACCACGACGCCATCATACAGCATCTCGCCCTCGAATTCGCCCTTGAATATGCGGATCTTATTCATCGCCGTACTCCCGCTCATAATTTTCCCACGCCGCGTCTGCGCGTGCAATAGCTTTCGCATCCTCGACCAGAATGCTGATCATATTCGACGCTTCCTCGGGGTTATCCCATACCCACGTACCGGGCACGGTGATGTACGGATGGTCAATGGTGAACCGTCCGTCGGGTAGTGTCTTCACAGTGTAATTCATGATGTCCTCTCTATCGTCTATCGGGGTGCCAGAATCCCAGCACCCCAATTATACCACGGGTAAAATAGGCTGTCAATCCCCACGGAGCGCCTTCCGGACCAGATTGCCGAGGTTCATGCGCTGCATCCCGAGATTCAGGCCCGCATACTTGGCGCGGAGCGCCTTCTCGTCGGTCTTGCAGGTCTTAGCCGCGAACGTGTATACCTCGTCGATCGTCATGGCCCGCATCTTCGATGCCACCTCGTCGCCGCAGTCCAGCGCCCGCTTCAGACCGCCGTCCGAGCGAGTGACGCGAGTGGATACGTATTGCAGCAGGTAGAGCGAGTCCACCTTGCCATTCTTGCGGGTGTTGATGTCGATCGGCTTCTTCTCACGTGCCGCCTTGGGTGGTGCCTTTTGCGCGTGTTTTACTTCCTTCACGCTGGAGATTTCGGAATTGCGCACTTTTTTCTGCCCTCCTTGGAGCCGGATGGTGGACCACCCGCCATTGATCATGAGCACTTCGACTTGTTCGCCAGATTTGTAGGTAGCTACTCTCATTTTCTCTATCCTCTATTTAATACGGCAAAATTACCGTAAGACCAATTATACTACGGGTGATGTACCCTTGTCAAGTACTTTTGCATTTTGCGTGGTCAGCGGGTCGAAGTTGAATTCGCACAGCTTTCCGAGATGGCGGGCCGCGCCCTCGCCGAACCACTCGTCGTACAGCTTTTCGACCATGGCTAGAGACATCGAGCTGAAATCCGGTAATTCGACGTCGGGCGACAGGTCCTCGGCTTCCATTTCAAGAATTTTCTTTTCCATCCAGACGCGACGCATTTTGCGAGACATTCCCATGATACCTCCTCTATCGACTATTGAACGAACCAGACCACTATCACACAGATTGCTACTATCGCCATCCACTCGCCGTGCATCTTCCAGAAGTCTTCGGCGTGCCGGGAAGTACCGAGCAGCATCTGTTGGACCTGCATCTCCTCATCGGTCAACGGGACTGCCGGTGGTACGTACCGGCTTCCGATCTTTACCTTGCCGGTGTCGTAGGGGACTACCGGCGGGCGGTTGGTGCTGAATGTGCCATCATCATTCATTATGCAAGCTCCATCGTCTTGATGTTCATCTGCTCAGACGCCTTCATGAACTCGGGCAGCTTCTTCGGGCCGATAAACGCACGGACCTTTTCAGTATCCATGATCATCTTCGATGTGAACGTGATCTCGACTGCGCAGTTCTTCGACGAGTAGGTCGCGGCACCACCGTCGCGGAAGGCGTCTTTCAACTCCTTCTCGCGGGCAGTAAGTGCACGGAGCTTCTCGCGGATCGTGACCAGTTCATCTACCATGTCTGCGGTGATTACCACTTTCGACTTTGCCATTTTACCCTCTATTCTCTATATCCGGGAAGTCCCCGTAAGACAAATTATAGCACCGGTGAGATAGTCTGTCAAGTATTTACCACGCATCCCGGTCAAGCGTTGTCGGCTTGATAACATCGGGCTTGCCGGAGTCGTCGAGACGGATGTCCACCTCCTCGAATGCGGCCCGGATTTCGCGGGACAGCTCGTCCTGTCGCAGACGGTCAACGACTAACTGAGCATAACCCACAATATCCACCCATGAGTCCATGTATC